GTCTTGATTGTTTGCAGACGCAGGCTTAATAGTAGCGGTAACGTGGACAGCAACCACTCTCGTTACTGTTCCGTTGTAGACAATCTTTCCTGTCGTGTCTCCGGTAAAACCTGACTGTATACCCACCGTAAACGTGCCTGCGGCTTTAACTGGCGTTCCTGCCGTTCCAATGGTCGTTGCGGTAGAGTTACCCTGAATATGCACCTGAGCATACGGCAAAGCGTCTACTGAAAGCGTGACGTAGTTGTTTGTTGAAGTAGCGGTTATCCCATCACCACCAACAATACTGGCTATATCAGGAGTGGCGTCAGTAGTGTTTAGGAGCAGAGGTCTACCAGTAGAATCAGCGGAAAAGTTATGCTTTAGCTCTACACCGTTCTGGGAAGATACGCTAGCCAATATGCCAGCGCCGCTCTCGATGTTTCTGATCTTGTTTACTGAGCCATCTATGTCTAATACTGCAATACCAGTAGCTGCACCAGATTGCGTGATAGAGCCTGTAACACCGAGACCGCCAACGAAGTTAGCGTAACTGATCTTGTAGTTTGTGCCGTTTACGAAATAATCCATAAACGCGCCAGCGTCTACTGAAGTCTTCGCAACAAAATCTGACTTCTTCCTGCCCTGCGATCTATCAACCATTTGTATTAAGCTCCAATCCTATCGCGCCAGTAGATTCGGCCAATATTTCTTCTTCAGACTCTGGGTAAAAATGTCCGGGAAAGCCAAACAACGTATCTTCGTTGCCTGAACCAATCGGCAGTGTTGCAGGATTCTTGCTCTTACCCAATGTCTGACCTAGCAAGCGCATTGTGTTAAAACCATCCCGCGCAGCCTTCACCAGACCTTGAGAGATCACGCCGTTATAGTCGGGCGCAACCTCTATCGCCATATTGGCAATCAAGCCTCTTAGAGCGCCTGTGGGAATCGTTACGTCATCACCTAAGTCTGAGACCTCTGTGTACCCTAGCTGGATACCCTGAGCGTCTAGCTCGGTCATGTAGTTATTCATAGAGAATATGAAGTCACTATACTCATCAGGCTGCAGTGGTGCTTCACTGGCCTGCACTAGAATTCTTTGTAAGGATGCCTTTGCAACCTGCGCGACAGTAGCCATTATTCGTATGTTGGTCCTTTCTTCTTAGCAGTACGCGCACTCTGTCGGAATGCGCCAGCAGTAGGCGCTCCAGCGCTTCCCGGCGATCTCATGCGCTCAGGTGTTCTGCCCTGCGCTCTTTGCCGCTTTATCCTTCTCCGCTTCTTGTGGATGTTGGAATAGAGACCGTCACTCATACTTAGCACCTTTGCTTTTCATCGACTTAGCACCTTTGCATTTCCAGCGCTTGCGACTCAAGTTGTTAGGAGTATTGGGATCGTTTTGCTTCTCTTTTGGCAATCTTTTCTTGATGCCAAGAGACCGGGCACAATAAGAATCACCCTTACTTGTACCCGGCTTAACTCTAGGACCACCTCCCTTAGCTTCGCCAGCCTGCCCGTAGGAGACTCGCTTGCCACTTTTAGTGACCTTGACTTTAGCTTTGCCTTTTCTCGGTTTTGGCATAAAAAACAGGGAGCCGAAGCTCCCTCAATCTCAATGGAGAGTTATGCTACGCCGAAGCCTTGACCAGCCATAAACGGATTGAATGTTGCGTATGCAGGCAACAAGTCAAAACGAATCTTCTGGGTGTTGGCATCACCATCTGCGTACTTACTAACTCGGATGCTCATACCATCTTCGGTAGTCGCAATAGTGTCAGTAGAGTACAGCTTAGGCAGCTTCACGGTGCCCATTCCAAATGCTTGCTTCGTGAAGAACAAGTTTGGCTGATACAGAGTAGCTGAAGCACTGAGTACAGTAACTACAGCACCGTTGGCAGGTGCAGCGTCTACAGTGTTGTACTGACCATTAGCCTCATAGATCGCAGGGCCAGCAACAACGATGTTGCCTTCACCTGAAGAGCCAAGAGTTACGTCAGCAGTCACAACGCCTGTCCAAGGCACGTTAGCGCCAGAAGCGTCAATCATCGCAGTGCGAGTGTCTAGGTTCAGACGGTTCACATCAGCGATTGTGATCATGTCACCAGCCTTAACTACCATATTTGCTTGGAGAGCAGTAACGGCAATAGTCTGAGTCATAGTGTCTTTTGCTGTGACGTAAGTTGCGTCAGGAGCCGCAGACAGAGTACCTGCACGGTCAGCACCTGTACCAGCAGTAAAGCTCGACAGAGCGTTAGAAGTCAGCGCTCGCATACCGCCAAAGTTCTGCGATACTTGTGCGTTCTCCCACGCTGTGCGAACCAACTGGTCTGAAGCATTCAGACCTTGCTGTACGTTAGCAAGTGCGCTAGTTGTGAAAGGATTCATCAGGTAGTAGCGTTCTGCCGCAGCAGGCACACCGATTGAGTCCATCAGTGCGCCAGCACCAGCAACATCGCCCCAAGCATCAACAGCCTGACCGTGCGCACCATACTTCAGAGATGCGTTCTTGAGCATAAAGCCTGCAAGGTCAATCTCCAAATCGGTTACGATTCTTCGGGCCATTGGGTTAAGGATTTGCTCTAACTGATCTAGTTCCAGAGCTTCTTCTACGTTGCCCCACTCAGTGGCTACGGTGAAGTAGTTCTGGACAGTACCAGTTGCTTTACCAGCAATGATGTCGGACTTGGTAGACGATGAAATGTCACCGCCAGAAGTGCGGATGGAGTTGTAGTCGTGTGGACGCTTGAAGTCTACATTACTACCGCTTGATGGGTTGAATTTGCCACTCAGGAGTTGAGTGTCTACGGTTTTAGTTACAACCCGGCTGGACTCGAATGCCTCTAAAAAGACACGGGCCACTTTCCGGGTAATATTGCTATTAAGATTATTAGCCATTTTCGGATCACCTCATTCATTCAAACATTGCCCCCTTCGGTCCTCGCGCTTTAGGCGCAACACCAGCTTTTGCTGGCTGATTAACCGGATCAGGAGCGGCATTTACTTTAGGTTTCAATGCAGCAGCCTTTTCTCGTACATGAGTTGCTATCCTCACCGCAGCTTGCGCCGGGCTCATAGACCGGATGGTGTCTAGCTCGGTTACGTTCTGACTGAGGTACTTTGTTATAGCTGGTCCCAGATCGTCCTCTAAAATATAGTTGACTACATCATCCGAGATGCCAAACGCAGCAACGGAATTACCCGCTGCCTGTAACTCTTCATTCGTAATACCAAGCTGGACAGCTCGCTGCGAGTAGGTAGATACCTTCTCGTTCAAAGCCTCCTGCTGTTTCATTAGCTGCTCTTGTTGCAAACGCTGTGCTTCCTGTTGTTGGAAGCGCTGCTGTGCATCAAATGCAGCCTGTCTAGCTATGGCTTCATCGCGCATTCGGAGCTGTTGCTGATACTCCTGATCACTCAGGGCATACGGGTCTGGCTCCTTCGGCACGTTTGGCCTTTCCTGTTTTGGCATCTGCTGCTCAAGTAACTGCAAACGCTGCTTTAGCTCTTCGGCCTCTCGCTCTTTTTCCCTGAGCTTAAAGACCTTTTCATCTATGCCACGTTTGTATGCCTCTTGCTGCACCGGGTCAAATCTGGCCCGTACCTGACGCCAATCAGGATCGGTTTGTTTGTCCTGAACCTCTTCAGTATCCGTAGATGAGTCGGAATCAGTTTCCTGATCTTCAGTTTCTACCTCTTCAAGCTCTATTTCAGCCTCATCGAGCGTATCTTCTGGTTCCATCTTACCTTCCATAAATGCCGTCAAATAAACGGTGACGTTCCGTGCCTCCAAGTAAGCGTGGAGTTCGCTGTAGCCTAACTATACCACATATTGTGGTTTTGCAATGTTTTTAGTCTATTATCAGCCCTCTCCTGAGAAGGTCATCTACCATCTCCTGAGTGATCCTTCCCTGACCGCCAGCCTTTATCATGCCCTGTACGCTTGATCCATAATTGCCATCACCATAAAGCCCGGGGAAATCGTATCCTTTAAGCTTCCCTGACGCCTTGCCAAGCTCTTCGCTATCTGCACCCTTTAGGCGCATGTCGGACAGGCTTTGCTCTGCAGCCGCTCTTCTTTGAGCTAGCAAATCCATAAAATTAGCCGCGGGACGCTTGTCTACGCCGAATATGCTAGGGTCAAGATCAAAGATACTAAAACCCTCTCTAGCCAGACCTATGGGCCTCCCAGATAACGCAAACGCATAAGACGGGTGATCACTCATGACAGGATCTAAAGGATTTGTGCCCGCATAATAATCTGGGTTCAGCTCGTAGAACGCATTGACCTGCCCAAATGGTGCATCCACTTCAGATGGCTCGGTAACGATTGCTCTGATTTGTGACCTACTCAAAGCCCCAGCTTCCTGTGGCCCTTTTTCATCAAGCGCCTGCAAAATAGATTTTCTCTTACCGCCTATGCTGGACAGATATTCTGGTGTTGCCCTGTCTATCCCCGGAAAGTCCGGTATCAGTGCAGCCTTGCTGTCCGTGCCCTCTCGTATTCTCTTATCTAAAATGTTCTTATCAGATTGGCTTAAAACGCGCTGCGCGTATGGCACCGCGATGTCAGTTGACATCGTTGCAAAGTCAGGGCTTGGCCCTACCATTCCGTGCGGAGCAAATATTACTCCCGGCCTACCACTAAGAGACTGTGCCTGTCTTGCCCTGTTTAGCTGCGCCCTGACAGCGTTCTCGGCAGATGCAAACGCAATACCTCTATCGATGTTGTTTGGCTGCATGCCGAACCCAAAACCGCCACGCTGCAGGCTGTCTACTGGCACACCATTGACTGCTGTAACTCTTTCTAACCCGGGCCTACTCGTATCTGTTATGCCCGTCATGTATGCGCGATCTATGAGATCTTCGGCTCTTGCGAGAGGAAAACTGGTAAGTTGTGGAGCGCTCATCTCCACATCCATTTCATTAACCCTTCTTACGTCCCCAACGCGCCCTAACAAAGTTGAATCTCTACCTATCTCTGGGATAGGTCCACCAAATTGACGCTCAAGCTCATTACGCAATGCAGAGGCAGTGGCAATGCCTGTTCTGCCGCCACTGTATAGGGCTGTAGGAGACGCTGTTTTCTCTATCAACACGCCAGCTTGACCTATCTTCTCTGGCAGGTTTCTTATGGTAAAGCCTTCACCTAATTGAGCCTGCATATAATCCCTAAGCTCTGGCTGACTAAAACCCTTCTGATAAGTGTCTGCAGTAGTGATTATCGACATAGGCTCTCTACCCGGAGTGCCTTTTGCGTTCAACACGTCTCTGCCGCGAGTGGTGACAACAGCTCTGCCTCCGGGAGCCAAAACCCTGCCAATATCAGCAACCGCCTGATCCCTGACATCTCTGGGCATTACGTTAAGCACATTAAGAGATGTTAGGTTCTCGTAC